GAGCAGATCACCGGGCTGTCCGAACTGATCGTCGCCAAGCAGCGCCACGGCGCCACCGGCAAAGTGCGGCTGCGCTTCGAGGCCCGGATCACCCGCTTCTCCGACCTCGCCGACGACGACATGCGCAACGCCTACGGGGATGACGATTGAGGCTAGGGCGTCGTCTGCAGCCTGCTAGTGAAGACCTGCGCAATCCTCCTTCCCCCTCTATGGGGGAAGGATAGCGTAGCTTGCCTCTCTGTAGCGCGGCGAGAGGTTCTGGAGTCTTTGACAAGAGATTCTAGAGCACTCCGCTGGGGCATGGCCCGCTGATAATCAGCTCCCGCGCCGGTGTCACCTGGCCGCTCACGCGGTAATTCAATCTAACTTCCTCGATCGCGAACCCGGCGAAGATCGCCCGCACCTCGGGAGTGTCGTTGATCGACAGAATGAAACGCCCTTGGAGGCCCGCTAAGAGGTCTCTCAGAAGGTGAAAATCGGCCTCTGAGAAGAGGTCTTTGCCGTAGTCGCCGGTCGAGCCCCAATAGGGTGGGTCGCAATAAAACAACGTGCCCGGCCGACTGTCGTACCGCCTGATGCACTCGGCATAGGGCAACCGCTCGATGAGCACCCCCGCCAAGCGTTCGTGCACATCCTCAAGCACCGGCACGAGCTTTGTAAGATCGAAGCGCGCGCCGCCTTCGTACGCCACGCCAAAGCTCTGGCCCATCAACTTGCCGCCGAAGGCGCTGCGTTGAAGGTAAAGGAACCTCGCCGCACGTTCGAGATCGGTCAGCGTCTCCGAATCCACGGCCGCCAGGCGCTCGAACTCGGCGCGGCTGCAGACCTGCCATTTCAGCACGTCCAGAAACTGCTGATAGTGCCGCTGCAGGATGCGGAAGAGATTTACGACATCGCGGTTGATGTCATTGATCACCTCCAGCTTGGGCCGCGACCGCCGCCGGAGGAAGACGCCACCCATGCCAACGAATGGCTCCACGTAGCGAACGTGGGGCACTGCCGCGATCTTTTCGGCCAGGACGTGAGCTAGGACGCGCTTACCGCCGATCCATGGGGCCACCGGCTTGGCCGGCCGGACTGGATCTAGCTCTGGCCAATCCTTCAATGTTTCCTTCACTTGTGAGCACCTAAGAAATCCCCGCCTGACAGGCCGGGGGGACTGAGGGCTGGCGCGCCAGCCCAAGGTGCGAGGTAGAAGCTCGCGGTTCGAGGCGTTGCAACCGCCTCGACCGCCCCCGTCAGGAGGCGGCGGGTTCGAGTGCGGGTGCTTCCGGCCAGTCGCTTCCGGCGAGGTCGAGCTGTCGCAGCTGGCTGCGATAAGCGGCCCACGCTGCCTTCAACTCCGGCTTATCGAGGAGCGTGTCACTGAGTTGGGTCCAGTCGCTTTGAGCGAGAAGGCTATCGCGCTGCTGCCCGCGCTGCTCGGCCGAAACGGCGGCAGGCGGTTCGATCGACGCGCCGGCCGGAAGTGGGCCAAGCTGGTCGACGATCTTGCTGGTGCCATCTGCGAACCACACGATGGTACCTCGCAAGTCCTCGCGAAGCTCCCATCCTTCGCTTTCCGAGAACACCGCACGATGGCCTGGCGGCGCTTCAGGCGGCTCGGCGAAGGTCGCATTCGCGGGCAGCAGCCATACCCCTTCCTCAAGTGGCGACCGGTCGGCCGCACTGCTGCCGGTGTTCTCGCCGGTGATGGGGCTGTAGTGATAGACGAGCTTCATGGTCACTCCTCAGTACTTGATGCAAGCCAGCCAGGCGACGTTGCGCGGCCGGGCTTCGCTGCCGCCGTCGTAGTCCGTGAAGGCGATCGATCCGCCGGTGCCGGTAAAGTCGTAGGCAGCGAAGCCGCTGATCACGACGCCTCCCGCCGTAAAGCCAGCCGGCGGGCAGACCTCGAAGGGGCCATAGTCTGGGGTCGATGCGCTCGGCGCCGGATGCCTGTGCGCCAAATTCTGGCTAGCCTGCGCGCTCCTCAGCGCGCGGCCTATGTCGACGCCCCGTCCGTCATCGAAGGCCCGGACGAACTCACCACGCATGTCGGGCAGGTTGAAGGTGGTCGCGCCATCGCCAGCGCCAAACGTCGTCCCATAGGCCGTGAACAGCTCTGCATAGGCAACGCGCGAGATCGCCGCGCCATTGGCTTTAAGGAAGCCGGCCGGTGCTGAGGCAAATGGGAAGAACATCAAGCCACCCGGCGTCGATCCGCCCAGGCGCGATACCAGTCGGATCGCTTGGAGCAGCTGGGCGTTGTCGCCTTTCGCCAGGTCTATGCCCGCAGCCTCGATAACTTCGACCAGGTTCTCCTGGACCCCGTTCAGCCAGTCCGCATCAATCAGTGTGGCCTGCTGTCCGATCGCGGGGTTGCCCATCTGGAACAGCCCGCCGGGCGTCGCCCCGCTCGTGTCGATTCTATGCATCGCTTCGCTTCCCTCCTCAGCTCGTGAAATCCACCCAGAGGACCGGCGTGGGCTCGATCTCGTAGGCGAACAGGACATGGGTGTGGGCCGGCTTGGCCCGTTCGATGACGCACTCCAGGCTCAGCGCGCCGAAACCACGCAGGCGCAGCCCGCACGGGTCACCCGCCTTCAGGTGCGCGATGAACGTGGCCTCCTCCAGCCACCCCTCGAATGGCCGGACGTTCACGGTCCAGACGAAGGTCCAGGGCAGACTGTTGACGCGATCGCCGACACGCGCGCCGGTCCGGAACGGCCGGTGTTCGATCACGTCGATCGCGTAGCCGAGGCGCGCCGCCATTTCCTTGTACGCGGTCGCGTTCTGGGCGCCGAGCTTGGTCAGCTTCTCGTGCAGCGCCACCTGGCGCTCGGTGGCGTTGTCGGGCTCCTCGCCGCTGCAGTTATCGGGCAGGCCGACGACGCGCTCCCAATCGGCCAGCAGCTCCAGCGTCGTGCGCGGGTCGGCCTCCTCGATCAGATCGCGAGCGCGATTGTCGATCCGGGCGAACTCCTCGGCGAGCCCCGCGATCAGCCCGGCGAACGTGCCGTCGATCGGGAAATCCCAAGCGGCGCCACGCGGCAGCAGCTGGCGGAATTGGCGCGCATAGGCACCGGCATCGCGCGGGGAAGGCAGCGGCGCACTCATGAGAAGGTCACTTCGCCCAGGATCGGGATCTGGCCGGGCGCCGCCGTCACCGGCGCGGCCGGGCTCACCAGCACATGCCGGAACTCGCCTTCAGACAGGCTGACGGCCTCGCTGGCGCGGCTCGGATAGATCGTGCCGCCCGGCTCGCCTTCGCGCGCGAAGAAGTCGCTCAGCTCCGACGTGATCGCTGCCCGCACCGCCAGGCTGTCGGGGAACACCTGAAGCTCGATGTCGACTGCCAACGTGTCGGGGGCGAACACGATCAAGTCGGCCGTCACCGGCCGCAGTACATCGAGCGCCGCCTTGATCGCATCCACGTCGTCCTCGGTCGGGATGATGTCCTCGCGCCCATCCATCACGAAGGCTAGGCCAACCGTGCCCAAGCCCATCCAGTTCTCGAAAGGCCACGCACGCGTCACGCCCGGCTGCGCCAGCGCCCAGGCGACATAATCATCCTTGCTGCCGCCGAGTGGCGGTTGCCTCATGCGGCTGAGCAGCCGAGACCGCAGGCTCGAATCGTCCTCTTCGTCGGTCCCCGTACGGTCGAGGCTGGCGACCGTCAGCTGCGCGTTGACGCCGCCGATCGGACTGGACAGCGTCAGCACCGTCCCCACCTCGACATCGCCAGCGCTGCCGGCACCGCTGGCCTCGATCGCGACGGGGGCGCTCCCTGCCGAGATCGTCGCGGCGGCGGTGCTGACGTAGATCGCACCATCGGCCCGCTGCATCTCGGTGCCGGCGGGAATGACGACGCCGTTGGTGCCGGTGGCCGTGGCGGTCGCCTGTGTGGCTTGAGCTGCCTTGCGCACGATGCCCCAGCTGGAGGCGTGACGCGCGAGGATTTCAGCGTCGGCCGTATCGGGCAGGATCTGGCGCGCGATCCAATCGAGGTAGCCATAGAGCCCGCTCGCGAGGCCAGCCTCGGTGCGTGCCATCACGTCCAGCACCGAGTGGCGCAGGGCCGCGTCGGCGCCCGGCAGGCGCGTCTGGATGTCGCCACGAACGCGCGCGATCAGGTCCGAGAGCGTGGGGCGATTGAAGCTCATGCGACGGAGGCCTCCCAGGTGAAGTCGAAGCGCTGGCGACCGGGACCGCCCGGCCTCGTGAGTTCGACGCCGATCGCCAGGCGTTGCTTGACGCCGCCGATGGGCTGGGCCTCGACTTCCACGGCGACGCGCGAGGCGATGCCGTCGCGCACCAGCCAGCCCAGCGCCGCCTCGGCCGACTGGCGTGCGAGCTGCAGATTGGCGCCGGTCACCTTGGCGCGGCTGAGCAGCCACAGCAGCGAGCCGATGCGATTGCGGTCGCCCGCGCTGCCGGCGTCGGGCCCGGCGTCGGGTGCGAACTGGTCGCCCCACCAGCCCCGGCGATCGTCGCCGTCCTCGGGCAGCCCGGCATCCTCGCTTGCTCGCGCATCGGTGAAGAGCGAGATCAGGATAGCGGTCCGGAGGCCGTCGTCGGTCGTGAGTGCACCGCCGGCGAGTACGAGGTCGGCTGAAAGGGTGGCGTCGTCCCAGCGGAGCGCGAGGTCGGTCATGCGGCAACCCGATCGGCTTGGCTGTGCAGCAGCGCACCCCACTGCGCAGCCATCGCGGCTGCTGGACCGGGATACGTCTCGCTCCGGTTCTTCGCTCTGTCGGCGGCGTGGCGGCCCCATCCCGAATGACGATGGACTGCGCTCCAGCGCTTGTGCTCGTCGGTTCCAGGCGTGGGCGGTGTGAGCGGCGCGGTGGCGACTAGGGGAGGCAGGCTGATCAGCTCCAGGCCGATGGCCTTGAAGAACGGATCACCAAACCACCAAGGCTGAACGAACTGGACCTTTCCCCGCTTTGTGAGCCGGATGGCGTGGCCGTGCATCACTGGGTTTTCGATCGCTCGGCGCGGTATCTGCTTCGCATCGCGAAGAGAGCGGTAGAAGGCAGCTGCCTCGTGCAGTTCGGCCCAGCGTTGCGGGGCGGGTCCATTGACCTTCTTGCCGCCGATGTAGAGCCACTTCGCGCCCGAGTTGCAGAGCACTGTGCAGGGCGGATGCATAACCGCGAGCAAGTCCCAACCCTCGTCAAGATAATCGCGGACGTCACCTCGGATGTGACGGTTGCTACCGTCATCTGCAGCCTCGATGTCGCAAGACCACGCATCATGGCCGGCGGCTAAAAAGGCACGGCGTACAACGCCGGACCGCTCGCAAGCTACGAGGACACGCCCGCTCACGCCGCCGTCACCTTGCTGCTGCCCGATATGATCTTCCCGGTGCTGAGGTTCACGTCGTCGCCCACGCGCGCCACTGCCTGGCCGCCGGCGCCGCCGAGCTGCACGTCGTCGGAGTCGACCAGGACGCTGTCCGCCGTCACCACTGCCTGCGGCGCGGTGATCTCGATCTTCTGGACCGCCGTGATCGCGATCGCCTCGCGGCCGAGCAGCACCACGTTGCCGAGATCGTCGTAGATCGCGACCTCGCCCTGTTGCAGGTTCCTCAGCCGATAGCGCCGGTCCTCGACGGCGATGACGACGGCGTGGCTGCGCAGCCCGGCCGGGCAGACCGTGATGCCCTCGGCGCCCGGATGCGGGTGCGAGGTGAAGCCGTAGTTCTGGAAACGCTCGACATCGTCCTGCGTCTCGTCCGCGAGCAGGTCGATCTGCAGGGCCTGCGCGAGCTTGCCATCGTCGACCAGGCCGATCACCGCCCGCGCGATCGCCAGGCCGATCCGGCCGACATTCAGTCCCATCAGGCCTTCCCCTCGGGTTCTGCAAGCTGGGTCCAGGCCTCGGGCGGCACGAGGCCTAGCTCGGTGACCGTGCCTTCCTCGGCCCCGCGCGTGATGACCACCCGTTCGATCAGGAGATCGCCCTCGACCTTGCAGCTCGGTATCTTCACCGCCGCGCGCGTGCCGGGCGCCCACACGGTACCTTCGTCCGTCAGCCAGCCCGGCACCGTGACGGTGAGCGGCTTGCCCCGGCCAGACCGCACCGAGGCTTCCCAGTTCGCGCGCTTCGCGGCCGAGGCGCTGTCCGTCTGCTCTTCGCCGATCACCAGGAGCGGGCGGTAACGGGCGATCTCGCCGTCCCTGGCTTCGCCCTTGACCTGGGACACCGTCTTGCCGTGGCGATCGTCGTCGCCGGCTGCCTGGCCCTTGACGATGTACTGGCTGAAACGCTCGGACGTGTCGCGGGTCGCGTCGGCCGACTTCACGTTCACGCCTTCCTCGATCCGGCCGGCACGGCGACCCGTGTCCGGATTGCCGATCAGCACGGTGCCGTCGCCGGGAGAGTAGGCGACCAGACCGCGATAGCGGGCCATGCGGTCGATCGCGGCGAACACCGTCTCGCCCTGTTGCAGCGCGAACTTCTTGAATGGCGCGCCCGTGTTGCCGGTGATCCGGATCTCGATCCCGAAAGGCTTGGCCAGCTCGCGCGCGATCGCTTCGAGCGTCTTGTTCTTCCAGGAGCCGGGCTTGTGGATGGCCGAGCAGTCGACCAAGTCGGCGGCCTTGTCGCGCCCGCGCACGGTGATGCCGCGATCCTCGTCCGCGATCGTGCGATTGACGCTGTCGACGTAGCCGGTGATCAGCACCTCGCCGCCCAGAAGCACTCTGCAAGAGGCGCCGTCGTCGATCGGCCAGTCCTCGGCGCCCGTCTTGTCCTTGGCCGAAAGCGTCAGCTCGAAATTGCCGACCATCGCGTCGATCGCGCGCTCGATCGAGATCTGCGTCCAGCCCAGATAGCCCGTGCCGCCGATCTCCAGAGCCACTTCGTGGGCGGGCAGCAGGCTCATGTGCGCGGCTCCGCGGTCAACAGCTCGAGCGTCGTGCCGCCGGGCAGGAAGCCAGGGTGCGCGACGCGGTTCCGCGCGGCGATGCCGATGGCCCGCTCCTCCAGGCTCGTGTCCGTGCGCCGATCGGCACGGTAGAGCCGATGCGCCAGCACCAGCGCCGGCTCGGTCGTGGCGAGATCCAGCGCGTAGACACGGGCAAGCGTCACACCCTGGGCGGCAATGTCGGCCGCAAGGGCGACGCGCAGGCCGTCGTAGACTTGCGCGGTCTCATCGTCGCCGGCGTCGGCTGCTTCGATCGCCAAGGCGTCGAGGCGCTCACCGATCAAGTCGCGGGTGGCGCGCGCATCCTCGTAGCTGGCGAACTGGATGGTACTGGCAGCGCGCACCAGCTCGGCGGCGACCGCGACGCGGAACACCCGCAGGAGCGCCGCGCGATTGGTCGCCTCGATCGTGCGCTGCGGTGTCCGCTGCGGAAACACCGGCTGCGAGGGCTCCCAGTCGAGCATCACCTTGAGCGGCGCCAGGCGCGCGCTGGCTCCGGCCGTGCCCGCCTGCGCCACCGCCGCCTGAATCGATGCGGCCGAACTGGCGCTGGTCGAGGCTGTCGGAGCGAACGTGGTGACGCCAGGGCCACGCGAGCCCGAGCGGCTCAGCACCGCTACGGTCGAGACCAGCCCGACGATCGCGTGCGCGAGGTTCGAGGGCGAGCGCATCAGGCTGGAGAGGTTGCCGGGCAGGAACCGAAACGCGACATCGAACGCGCGCAGGGCCGGTCCGACGCCGCCGCGCAGACCGGCCGCGATCTGCGAGGCTGCTGCCATGCCGCGCACCAGCTCGGCCGCGCCGTCCTCGACCCAGCTCGCGGCATCCTCGATCGAGAATGCGTCTGCGAACTTGCCTGGCGCATCGCCCAGGGCGCTGTCCGCAAGCGATGCGGCGGAGGCGCCGGCGGCAACGGCGGTGGGCGCAGGCGCCGGCTGACCCGCCTCGATCAGTGTGAGCGTGAACCAGCAGACGCCGCCGTCGTCGGTGCTTTCGCTGGTCGTGTAGTCCTGCACGGAGACCATCATGCGGCCATGCCAGGGATGGATGAGTTCGCCGGGACCGCTTCCCTCCAGCGCGTCGATCAAGGCGTCGCGATCGGCGCGATAGTCGCGGCCGATGACATGGCACTCGATCGAGAACTGCCGCGCGCGCCGGCCAAGGTCTTCGACCACGGGTTCATCCCGGCCGGGCATCTCATGCACCGCCACCCGGCGCCCGCTCTGGCGTTCGTGGCTCACTGTGCGGAACGCCGCACCGCGAAAGCTGCCGGCCTGGTACTCGTCGCGCCAGCTCATGCCGCCTCTCCCATGATCTTGCCGACCTTGGCACGCACCGGGACGTTGCGGTTGGCGGTGGCGACGCGGTCGACCTTGGCGGTCGCCGGGCCTTTCACGTTGACGTTCACGTCGATTGCTCCGCCGATCTTGGTGGCGGCGGGCTTGCTGCCGGATGCCGGCAGGCGCCGCATGGTGCTTGGCACAGGCTTGGCGAGGGCACGCTGCCAGGCAGAGCCGCTTGCGCGGGCGGCGGCGGTCGGGCGGGCGGCAGCGGTCGGGCGCGGCAAGCGGGCCTCCTGCGCTCGGCGCCAGCGGATAGCGGCGATGTCGCGTCGGACCCGCTGATCGGAGGCAGCCGCAGCGCTGGCCACTTCCTTTTGTCCGCTCGCAGTTTGGATGCCGTACTTGCGCTCGGTCCACTGCCGGCGGTTCCGCGCCTCAACCTTTTCGGATGGCGATGCGAACCACGACTGTTCCGTGATCTCGTCCATCCTGGCTGAGCGGAATGCTTGGAACTGCATGAACTTGTCGGCAGCCCTGCCGACCAGCTCAACGATCTTTACCAAGGCCGAGATGCCGCTTGCCAATCCCCGCCCGACCGCCTCCCAGTCTGTTTGCTCCGTAAACTTGACCGCCCAGTCGAAGGCGTCGGAAAGCCCATCAGAGATCTTCTTGGCCCACGCTTGAAGCCGGCCATCCTGCGCCATTGCGGTCAGGCGGCCCTGCCACTCAGCCAGCTTCGCCTTCACCCGATCGAAGATGCCGGCGTTCGCGATCATCAGCATGAACCCGCTCCATGCGTCCTTGATGTTGCTGATGATGCCAAACAGTGTCTGCGACTGGCGGACCATGCCCCCGCCAAAGCGGTCGGAGAAAATGCCGGTAACAGCCTTTTGAAGCTCGCCTTGCGAGTTGCTGACGACGCGCTGGATATCCTTGCCGTTTTTCCGGTAGCTGAGCGTCACCTTGTTTCCAGCGACGGACGCACGGATACCGAACTCCTTGAGCCGCTCGAACTCGCCGGTCATGGCGTCGGCGAGCGCTTCTACCGCCTGCATCAGGTCCTTACTCATTCCCGACGCGCCATCGCCGAGAGCTTGCAGAGAGCCATCCAAAGGATCGATGCCGTAGGCTTTGAGGGCGACGAACGCCTCCATCACCTGGTCAAGTTCGTACGGCGTCGTCTGCGCGAACTTTTGGACCCAGGCCATGGCTTTGCGTGCGCGCGCCGCCGAGCCCTCGGTGCCTTCCAGCATCACCTGGTACTGCTCGAACTGACCCGCCGTTCGGAACATGTCGAACGTCGACGCGACGCCGCCAGCGGCCACACCGGCAGCGCCCCATTTCGCGGCACTCATGGCTTTGCCGCCAAGCCACCCGGCACCGCCCTTGGCTGCGTCGACTGATCTCCTTCCCAGCCATCTAGTACTCGCCCGAGCGGCACGGCCGGCGCGCGCCATCAGGTCCAAATTGCGGATGCCGCTCTTGAGGCTGTCGGAAAAGACGCGAGCCTGCTGTCCGGCCGCGCGGAAGAACGTACCCAGCGCCACCTGGCGCAAGCGGCGCGCCCGACGCTCGTAGAACTCGGCCGAACGGGCACCGCTCTGGATGTCGCGCGAGACCTTGCGCACGTCCTGGCCCCACTTGCGAGCGCCGGCACCCATGCGGGCGAACGCGCCGGCCGCGCCGGTGGCGGCATGCTCGATCGCGCGGCCATCCTGCACGATCTCGTGGGTGGCCCCAGAGACATCGCCGGCCGCGTGGCGAGCCCCGGCGCCCACCTTGGCGAAGCCGGCGGCGGCGCGCTGCCCGTAGTGCTGGATCGCCTTGCCGCCGGCGTCGACCTTCGCCGAGCTGGTCGCAACCTCCTGTCCCCACTTGCGCACGCCGCCGGTGAGCTTGGCGACGGTCGCCTGCGCGCGCTTCGCCGGGGCCGAGGCCCGGTCGACCGCTTCCAGGATCATGGAGAACTTGAGCGCCATGGCTACTCTTCACCCCGGTCGGACGGCTCGCCGAACTGGACATCCAGCTGCGCGAGCCAGAACTCGACTTCCCACCACTGCATCGCCCAGAGCTTGTCCGGGGCGATGTTGAACGTGTCGTACCGCGCCAGGCGGCCTAGGCAGTCCCGCCAATCAGCGGGCCACTCTTCGACCCCGGCGCGACCAATTCCCCCAGGGCGTCGAAGTCCTCGCCGTCGAGGTTGTCGGCTTCCAGGTCGGAAAGGCTGGTGACCCGCTTCAGCAGGGCTAACACCCCACCCATCGGACCGCCGTGGTCGAACACCTGAAGATCCTTGGCCTTGGGCCGACGAACCGTGATCGTCTCGCCGGCAGCCTTCACCACTTCCTCGCTCTCGACGCCTTCCGAGTTGCGCTTGTCGAGCACGATGTCGTGCTTGAGCTGGTAGCTCTGCTTGCGCGTGCTCACAGCACCTCCTCCGCCGGCGGGCCTTGGAAGACCACCTTGGCCTTGCCGTCCTGGCCGAAGCTGATCACGTCGGCGGCGTAGGCGTTGCGCATGATCCAGGTGGCACCGGTATCGGTCTCCAGCGTCACGGTGGCATCGTCGATATCGCGCAGCGCCGACAGGCTGGTGCCGCCCTTGTAGAGCAGCGTCACCTCGCACTTGCTGGGCGACGTGCTCTCCTTGAACGCGCTCGCCTCGTAATCGCCGGTCACCGGCTCGCGGGTCGGACCGCCGATCTCCATGGTCGACTCGCCCGAGGTCGAATAGCGCGTGCCGTCGATGGTGATCTTCACCTGGCCGACGACGCGGTTCTTGTTGGCCATTGGGTACTCCCTTCTAAGGTGAGCCTGAGACGCCTCTCACGAGCGCCTCAGGGCCGGCTCAGAGCCGGAACTGAATGGCAGCGGCGAAGCTGCGGAACTGGTTGATGATGTCCGGCGGTACGAGCGCGTTGATCCGGTTCACGTCGCTGGTGTCGCGCTCGACGATCAGGTCGCCAATGAACTGGTCGAGACCTTCGACCAGACCGCCTTCCTCCCACTCGCGCGCCAGGGCGATGACCTCCGAACGGATGATCTTCGCCGTCACGACCGGCTGCCCCGCGCCGAACCGCGTGTCGTCGTCGGCCAGCTTGTAGCGCGGGAACTTCGCCGCGATCCGCGCCCGAAGCGAGGCGCGGAGGTATCCGAGCGTGGTGACGGTTTCGAGATCGAGGAAGGCGACATCCGCCAGGCCGAATGCATCTGTCTGATACGTCGTGATCGACCGTTCGATGCGGCAGGTGCCGTCCGCGCCACTGGTGTAGGTCGCGATGCCGTCGCGCAGCAGCGCCTCGCGCATGGCACGCGTGAACTGGTCTGCGGACTTGGGAGCGACCATGCCGGGCAGCACGAGCGTCTGCGTCGGCCGCGCTGGATCGATCGCGGTGTAGTAGCCGCACACCGCGCCGTAGATCGCAGCCGCCTCGGCCGGCCAGGTCGGCGACTTGCCCGTCCCCAGAACCGAGAGCAGCTCCGAATTGAGGCCGGCGCCGAACGCCGCCAGCGTGCCCTGCGTGCCTGGCTTGGCGGCGTAGGCAACGCTCTCCAGCATGCGCTCCGCGCCCCAGCGGCTGTCCAGCTCCGCCTTGATCTTCGCGGCGATCGGCGCGGTGAGGACGCCGAAGATCATCGTGCGATAAGGATTGTCGCCGATCACGGGCCAGACTTCGTCGACATCCGGATCGCCCGCGCCGTTCGCCATTGCGACGATCGCAAGCGCGATGCCGGCCGGCAGCGCTTCACCGTCGAAGTGACTGTGCCGCACGTCGATCTCGTTGCCCGCCGTGCCCTTGTTGCGTGCGGTCAAGGTGACGACGTGCTGGTTCGGCGCGCCGCCCACCGCCGCCGTCACCGGCAAGTCGAGGTTGGCATTGACGGCAGCGGCGATCGCGGCGGCGGCGGCGATCGCCGAAGTGCCGTTGGCGATGGCGACGCCCAGGCGCACGCCGGCGACCATCAGCGCGATCTCGCCGGCAGCGGTGGCAGGCCCAGTGAGCGTCAGCGTGCCGGTCGCGGCGGTGGCGCCGGCGGCGTCGTCGATGGCGATCGCCACGACCTGGCTGTAGCGATCCACCTTCTTGTAGGCGGCGACCATGCGCGCCAGCATCGAGCCCCGGCCGAACAACGCGGCGGCCTGGCTGGCATCGAAAACCGGCTGCAGCGTGAGCTCGGCCGCGCTCCCGGCGGCGAGCTTCTGGCCCACGATGAGGACCCGGTTCTCGATCGCCGCCAGACCCGAGACGGCGCGGCTCGAATCGAACTCGATATGCTGGCCCGGCGTGCGGATGTCCGCCGGGATGGTGTTGAAGCTGATCATTCGGACTTGCTCCCCTGCGTCTGCGACGAAGGCTTGTTGGACTTGGGTGTGGGCACGCGCTCGATGTCGCCGTCGCGCAGCAGGCGTCGCCAATAGGAAGTCATGGGCACCGGCTCGCCGGCATCGCTCAGCGGCTCCCCGCCGGGATGCAGGACGCGCCGGCCCTTCGCCGGGCGAAAGATCGACATGCTAGTCATAGGGCAGCTCCACCTGATCCTCGGCGTCATGCTGGGCGGAAGGCAGGGGCGCAGCGACGTTACCGAAGGCGGGCACGTCCCAATCGGCGTGGAAGGTGCGGAACTCGCCCAGCACCTCGTCGAGCGCACCGATCGGCACGCGGCACGCCAGCTCGATGGCAACCATCGAAAGCTTCTGCGCGCGCATCTGCTCGGATCGACTTACCAGGCGCGCGCCCCGCACGGTGATCGGCTCTATCAGATCGAGCCCGAGATCGTTGCGCGAGAGCAGGCGCATAGCGTCGGTCGCAAGCTGATAGCTGCCGATCATCGCGTCTTTGCCGTGGCGTGTCTCCTGTTCGTTGCGCTGGTTTTGCGCGGCAACGACCAGAGCGAAGCGCAAGCGTGCGGCTAAGCCCGTCTCATCGCCGTCATCGCTTGCATCGTCGAGGCCAAGGAACACGATCCACCCCGCAGGAGTACGCAGGTTGGGAACGGACTTGAGATACTCGTCAAATTCGTCCGGGAACGTGGCGAGCGTCACATAACGATAGCCGAGCGGCCCCTCTTCAGAGCCTGCGCCGCGTAGCACCTGCAGGATCGCAAGTTCGATTGCTGCGATCATTCGTCACCTGCGAGGGCACTGCGTGCGTAGTCTTCTGCTTGGGCGAGGAGCTCAACCTCATCCTCGGCCGATAGCCCGAGGAATTCGCGCTGAGGGATGTTCATCGCTCGCTCGAAGCTTTTGACGGTGAACGTGATCGGCGCCTTCAGCCGTCGACCGAACGCCTCCTCGATCGTGCGCGAGTGCGTGGGTACGGTGACGGTGGCGTCAAAGCCATCCTGATGCACGCCGGCGTAGACTTTGTTGGTGCCGAACTCGACTTGGTGCGCGCTGGCAATTGAATGGGTGGACAGGCGAAGCTGTGCGCTCAGCGTCAGTGTCTTGCCGCCGTGTTCCTTCACCCGCTGCGAGGGTGTCCAGCTCGATCCATCTGGCGCGGTCTCGGTGTCGAAGCGGTCGGTGGTCGATGTTTCGAGCGTGACACCAAAGCTCTCCATCAGAGGTGTAAGATCGTCGAAAGCTTCAACCAAGCCAGCGAGGCGCCGCTCAATGGCAAGCGCGCCGGTGCTGGTGAGTTGGACGCTGGCCCCTGACACGATCAGTACCCCGCCAGCTTGTCGCGCGAGAAGCGCTGCGGATCGCTGGAGACGAGGATCTGGCCGGGACGCGGCGCGGCCTCTTCGGTGCCGCCGTCGAGCTTGATCACGCCCTTGCTGATATCGGCCAGCTGGGCGAGCGCGGCCTTGCGGCGGCTATCCACCCAGTCGGGCACGGTCGATCGATAGAGCAGGAAGTACGCGTAGTCGCACGCGATGTCGCGAAGCAGCGGATTGCCCGCGAGGCTGGCGACATCCTTGTGCCGGGCCGCGACGTAGCTGGTGATGAGCGCGTCGGCGCTTTCGAGCTTCTTGTCGATGACGCTGGCGACAATCTCACCCGTGCCCTCGGCATCGCTGAGCTGGACGAGATCGGCCTCTTCGAAACGGGCCTGCATGGCTGCAAGGTCGGCGAAGAGGGGCACGGTGGTCTCGTCCTTTCATGAAGACAAAGTGCGGGCGGCGGCTCGGAATGGCCGCAAGGCACACCGCCGCCCGCAAGTCGGGAGAGGATGCAACCCCTCCCAGGGGCTGCTCAGTGGGAGCGCTGCTTGCCCCGGCGCGGTGCTGCGGCGGGCTCGGCAGTAGGCTCATCGTTGGGTTCGGCGACCGGAGGCGCAGGCGTCCCCTCCGGTTGGTTCCCTTCGTCCGCACCGGCCTTCTGATCAGGTGCCGATACGTCCGCCGCCTGGCGAGACTGCTCCACGCCCTCCGCCGAAGAGGATGTGTTGCCAGGGGAGTTTTCCGAAGCACCATCACGTCCCGGTGCTTCGCTCGTAGCGGCCGGTTCCGCCGGAGACGCGGCCGCGCCTCCGGCTTCCCCCACCGCCCCGCTGGCAGGCTGCAATTCTGTGTCGTCGGCGAGCAGCTTGCGTGCCAGCTCGGCCGTTGCCGGATTGGCCAGCATGGAGCGCTGCGCATCAGCCTCGGCTTCGGCGGCTTGCCAACTTGCGAGGGCCGCGCGCAGCTGTGCGACCTTGTCGGCCGTGATCACCTGCTCGTCGCCGTCCTCCAGGACAAATGAGCATGAGAGTTGGGGATCGTCGAGCAGCGCGAGCAGCCTCGTGAAGCCGGTGACGTTCTCGCCGCCGAGTTCATCTGCCGTGAGGTCACGCGGCTCGCGGCTGAACGCGAAGCCGGCCCGGCGCCGCGAGGGCTGGAGCGCCTTGACGCGCAGACGTGTCAGGCCAGCCATGGCGACACCTTCAGCGTGACGGAGTCCTTCCACACGTTGGTGGAGGCGTTCACCTTCTCCAGTTCGGCCTTGACCACTTCCTGGCCCTTGGCGCGCAGCGCGGGCGGCACCAGCAGCACTTTCGGCGTGGTGCCGAGCGGGCGATCGTAGTCGCCAAGCTGGCCCTCCATCATCGTGAACAGCGTCCCGAAGTTGTCCGAGGTGAGGTCCCCCTTGGAGGCATAGCACAGCTGCCACAGGCCGAAGCCGACGTTGTACCTGGCATCGACGCCGTAGTGGTACTCCTTGCGGTAGAACACGTTGTCGTCGGTCATCGCGTCCTTCGCGACGAACTGCGCCTTCTGCCGATCCTGGAAGATGATCGGCTTCACCTCGTGCGCGGTGTCGAGCAGGTACCAGGCCGGACCGGCGCCATCGACGAAGTTGGAGACCGACTTAGGCTTGCCCTGGGCATCGAGCCCCGGATGGTCGGTGTCGAAGAAGTACTGCCCGTCGTAGCAGTTGGTGGTGAAGCCGGCCTTCAGAAGCCCATAAGAGAGCTTGGCCGGGTGCGCCGCCGTGGCGCGTCCCATCGCCGAGAACTTGGTCGTGTAGAGCCCCAGGTTGTCGTCCTGGATATCGTTGCGCTTGACCGCGACGGTCTGCTCCCAGTCCTTGTTCTTGATCGTGTAGCTGAAGCCCTCGAACTGATTGACGACGCGGTCGCCGATCCATTCCCGCATGTCAGGCACTTCACCGAGCCAACCGTACTCCTGGGCACCGGTCGTGCTCGGCACCGTCATGGCGATGTCGTCGATCGAGGCATCGGCGACCAGGCCGACACCTCTTTGGTAGGCGGCGCTGAAGGCAACTCCGAGCGTCTGCAGCGCGGCAGCAGTGATCTTCATGTCTTGAGGTTCCCTCTGTCCTCGCCGTCAGGCGATCTTGACCCAGACGCCGACCGCATCGACATCCATGATGGTGCCTGCGGCCGAGCGCGTGTTGGTGCCGTTGGTCTTGGCGACCGTCTGATCGTCGACCACGTAGGCGGTCTTGCCGATATCGGCCTGGGTGATGGCGTCCCCGGCGGCCGAGTTGGCAAAGCGAAATGTGCCCTTCCTGGTCTCGACGGTGAGATCACCGTCCGCGCCAGCCGTGTTGTCGACGGTGGAAAGCGCGATGCCATCGGCGATCAGGGTGGTGGCGACCGCCCCGGGCGTCGCAAACCCGGTGGCATTGAGGCACACGAGCGCGCCTTCGAAGATCTTCTTCGTGCCCGCGACCTTGCGGGCGAAGGTGCGGCTCTCGCGCTGCGGCGTCGTGCGTGCGTTGGTCAGAGCGGCCATGTCAGATCACTCCTTCGTCGCGCGACTTGAGGTAGTCCGCCTCGCTGATGCCGAGCGCCGAGCAGATCGCCGCCTCTTCCTCCGTGAGCTTGCCCTTTTCGGCCTTGGGCTCGCCCTTGACGGTGCCCGCGCCGGGGAAGATCGGCGCCGTGCCGAGGAAGCTCTGCAGCTCCGCGACATCCTGCTTTCCGAGCTTCGTGGCCCAATCCTTCTGTGCCGGCGTGAGCTTGCCGTCCTTGACGGCCTGGTCGACCATCGCGAGCACCTTCTCCTCACGGATGCCGGCGAGTTCGTCGCGAACCTCCTTGAGCGCGGCAATCGGCACGAACTTCGTGGGATCGGGCTCGCCCGTCGCCTTCACCTGAGTGATGCTGGCGAGCACACTCTCGCTGTCCGCGTCGGCCGCGAGGCCGAGCGTGGTACGCGCCGAGGCAAGCACCTTTTCGCCGGCGTCGGCCTTGTCCTTGAGCCCACCGATCGCGGTGAGCACGTCGGCCTCCACGGCGGTCGCCGGGAGGCTCAGCGCCGCAGCAAGCGACGCCAGAGCAATCATTGTCATAGTTTCTCCGTGCGGTACTTCCGCCTGCTGGGACGCGAGCGCGGGAAGATCGAGATTGGGGGAGTTGGTGAGCCCGGCATTGACGAGGCGCGTCACGCGCCGTGTCTGGGGCGACACGCGGAAATGGGGCGAGTGATAGCGATACTCGCGCGCCTGCAGCGCGGCCTCGGCCATGGGCGTCCAGTCGACTTCGCCATATATGCCGTCGTCGCCGGCTTCGAGCGCGTCGAGCTTGATCCAACCGGCCGCCAGCGCCTTGCCGCCGACGCCCTGCACAGCCGAGTACTCGGTCTGGTGGTCGTAATTGAAGAGGAAGTCCTGGGTCTTGTTGAAGGCGCGCGTCGCCGCGATCACCTCTTCGGCCTGCGCCTTGCCCTCCAAGACGTAGGGTCCGCGACCGTCGCGCCCGCTGAAGGTGCCGTAGGGCAGCAGCATGACCCGCCGCGCAACCTGACCGTCTGCCACGCCGATCTCGATCGCGCTGGCAATGACGCCTTCGGTCTGAGGAGGGGCGGGCTTCGACATGCCCGTTTGGTAGCTAGGTGCGGAAAGTCGCCGTTATGTCCGTGCGCGGATACAATGCGATTATCGGCGCCAGGCGCGGCGCTGGCCCACGTTATCGGGGGGACGCGCAGCTTGCCAAGTGGTTCCTGCTATGAGGGCAAACCTTATTGCGCTTGCGTCCAGACGGTCGTTCCGGCCGATCGGCCGCGGGGCGCTCCCGATCGCCAGCGCCAGAAGCTGCCCGCCATGTCCACGACGCCCTTGGCCGAGGCGTAGCGGCGCACCAGGATCATGCGATCGTCTTCGCCCTTCACCCACACCCACGCGATCTGCGCGGGATCGAGGAGGATCTTCGCCGCGTCGGTCAGCTCGCGCGCCTGGCCGGCCGAGAGCGAGACGATGTCACCATCGGCGCCGCGCAGCAGCCCGGCCGAGATCGCCAGCGGCCATCCCGCCCGATCGGTCCAGACCTTGCCGCCAATCGCGGCTTCGCGGGTCTTCAAACCGAACGCCGCAAAGAAGGCTCCCACGGAGTCGTAAGCGGCCTCTGAGAACACCGCCTGCAGCTCGCCCGCGTCCTTGCTGGTGAGCGGTGCCGGCGTCAGTCCGTCGAGCGGCGCCTTGCCGACATTGTAGCTCCAGCCCGGATCTATGCCGCGCTCCAGGCGCGTCACTTCGCCGGTGCGCTTGTTGACGTAGTCGCGCTCGGGGAAGCGCGGCGGCTCCTGCACCGCCCAGCCCCGGCGATCGAGCATGCGCTGGCTCAGAGATTGCGTGTCGCACCGGCATCCCCACCCGCAAGGTGGATTGTGCGTGTCCCACCACGGATCGTCGACCGGCAGCACCGTGCCATGCCAGTCGTGGTGCTCGGGCCGCTCGCGCCCGTCCATCACCGAGACGTAGCGCAGGAATGGCAGCGTCTTCTTGGTGCGCTCGATCCGCTGCCACTTGCCCGCCGCGTAGCTGGTGCGAAGGTTCGTCTCGTAGATCGTCCGCAGCCGGGCCGGGCTGCCGAGCTGCACGACCTTGGTCTCGCCGGTCGCCGGATCGTCCATCAGCGCCTTGCCCCACCAACCCCGCGCCTGGAGCTTGGGGCGCAGGCCCTTCGCGAACTGCTGCAGCGTCTGCCCTTCGGCGAGCGCCTGGTCGACGGCGGCGCGGATGTCCTCCAGCAGATCCCGGCTTGTCGCCTTGGCGACGGTGAAGGCTTTGGCGTGCTCCTCCTGCCAGACATCCCGCCAGTCGAACGCGATCTGAAAGCCCTTGGCGCGAAACCAGGCGATCGCCTCGGCAGGATCGAGGCGGGGGAGCGGTTCGTCGACCACGCGGCTTACTGGATGCCGGTGGAAGGAAAGGCGCCGGCCAGCAGCAACGGGCGCACGCCTGCCGCGTCGACCGCAAGCGCGGCGCCGGCGGCGTTGCCGGCAAGTCCGGTGGGAAGCTGCCACACTTCGTTGCGCAACCGGCAATATCCGCCCAGGTTCTCGCGCAAGCCCGGCAGCACGCCGATGCTGACATGATGCCCGGCCTGGGCCATCAGCGCCTCGACGGTGGCCTTGGCATTGCGCGTGTACCAGGCGCGCCGCTCGACCGAGCCGGTGGCCGAGCCCAGCGGAACAAAGGCATGAAACACGGTCGCCTCGCGGTCGCTCAGCAGCGTGGCGGTGAGCAGCTCCTCCGGCAACGCGTCGTCCGCCAAGGCCACGCGGTCCTGCCGGCCGATGTCGCTGCCGGCGGTGACGAGCAGCCCGCGCGGGTTGCCGTCCGCGTCATGGTCGAAGCGCGGCGCGTCGATCACGGCCGACCGCTCCGTCCCGCCGGCATCGGTGTACGTGGCGGCTTCCGAGCGGCTGAAGGCGAAGACGCTTGCGAAGTCGGCCTGGCGAAGATCCCCGGCCGCCATCAGGTCGCGCCAGCCTTCGCCGCCTCGCCGGACACGCGAGCCGCGAAGAGCCCCTTGGCCAGCGCCTCTGTAAAGGCGTCCGTACCCATCTTCTCGATCGTCTCCGACAGGCGCGATTGCAGCTCACCGAGGTCGGAGCAATCGCCGATCAGGAAGTCCACCGGATCGAGCATCGGCGTCACCAGCGCCTCCCAGTCACCCAGCGCTTCTTCGGTCGTTAGCGCGATCGGATCGGGCTCACGCTGCGAGCCGGATCCGGCCTGTTGCGATTGGAGGGTGGGCGTGTCGGTCGGACTTGCCCCTGTCGTCGATTTAAGAGGGGCTAAGAGGTCATTCGCCGGACTTTTCCCGGCACCGCTGAGGGGCGGCGCTCCTGTGCCGTCCTGAGGCGAATTTGCGGGGACCGCCTGACCGGGTGCCTTCAGCGCGCTTTCATCGCTCTTCGCGGCCGGCAATCCGGCACGCTCGCGCATCTCGTTGCCGTCGATCTTCACGCCCATGCTGGCGAGCGTCGCAGCCGTTTCGACGGTGACCTTGATGTCTTCCGCTTCAGGTCGGCCGATCTTGAGCCGCGGGTATTTCTCTCGCGGCCCTCGGTTCAACATGACCAGGGGAGGAACGAGATCGCGGTTGAGCGTAGCAGCCGTCAGCTTCGCATCCGCGCGCTCGATCGTGTCGGCGACGCGGCTATGACTGTTGGCCTGACCATTGCCAATACCACCTGCGACCGCGTCCGTCGTGCTCGTCTGGCCCAGCACCGCCTTGGACAGCTGCAGGTCGATGTACTCGGCGTGGCTCCTCCAGAGGTCGTTGGGCGCTGTGCCCGCCTTGCGGTCTACGAACTCGACAGACATCGTCTCGGGAAAGGCTGCCGCCGCGTCGCTGCCCAGCTCGTAAAGCGCGCGATAAAGCGTCGCCTTGTTCTCCTCGCTCTCGGCCGGGCCGTATTTGCCGATGCGAATGGGGTGGCCGTAGCGCTCAAGGAACGTCACCCAATCCTTGATCGCAAAGTTCTTGAACATGTAGCCCCAGGCCGCGATGCGGGCGAGACCGCTGCGGATCGGCAGGCCGGATTTGCTCGGATGAAAGTGGACGATGAACTTCCCGCCCGGCAACGGCTCCGGCGAGCCAACGCCCTCGGCGCCGCCGCGCAGCAACAGGTCTTCGCCGGTCTCCTGGTCGAACTCGAACCAACGCGGGTCCCGCCACTTGAGCGCTCTGGGAAGCCATGCATTCGGCTTCATGTCCCAAACGATCTCAGTGGCGGACACGCCCTTGCCGATCGCGTCGAGGATGTCGAACAGTTCGGACTCGAGCATGTCGCGATCGAGCCAGTCCTTGACCAGCTTGGCATCCTCCTTCGCTTCGGCATCGTCGCCCGCCGGCTCGACCTCGATCGGCAGTTGCGCCACCGCGAGCTTTCGCGTGCGCAGGAGCGCCAGATAATGGAGATCCTTCTCCTCCATCTCCTCGGCCAGCTCGTAGTACGCGATCGCGTCGCCCTGTTCGGCCGAGAGCAGTAGGCGCGCCAGGCGCTCGGGCGTGAGGCCCTGCGCCGGGTGGCCCGACTGGATCGTGCGCACCGAGGCGCGCGTCGGACGCGCGATCTCCTGGCCAAGCTGCTCGCGTACGAACGGCCGACCATCGGGCAGTACAAGAGCGGGAGGATTAGCCACGGAGAACCGGCTCCCCGCCGGCTGCATTCGCCACCCAGAGGAAGGCGGTTTGGAACTGCGTCCGCGCGACGGCAGTCGACCGCGCGTCGGCACCGGACGCCTCCTTCAAACTGTCGAGCAGCTTCTGTACCGCCGCGATCGCCGCGCCCAGGTTCTCTTCCAAGCTCATCACCATGCCCCTCCGCCCCGGCCGAACCGGCTCTCATCACGCCCGCGCACATCGGCCGGGTTGAAGTAGCCCGGCTGACCGCGCTTCATCCCGCGCGGCACGTCGCCGGCACCAATTCCACGATACTCGTAGAGCCCGCCCGCCAGCTCGGCCGCGCGCGAGGCGAGGCCGTAAGCCCAGAAGCGGTCGGCATGGACCTCGCCGTCGTTGACGATGCGGATGCTGCCCGATGCTTCGCTGCCCATCTTCTTGAGCGCCATCAGGTCGGCACGGGTCTTCGGATCGGGGCGGATGCGGATCTTGCGTGTCTCGAACCGACGCTTCAGCCCCGTGGCCAGGTCATAGCGCGTCGGCCCCACGAGCAACTCGCCGACCACCCGCGAGGCGCCGTGCTTGCGCACCAGGTCCTCGACCACCTTCTCGCCCATGCCGCCCTGGTCGACGCGCCACTGCACCATGCGCCGACGCGTGAACGTGTCGCTGAAGAACGCGTCCTGGTGCGCGAAGCTCTGACCGACTTCCTCGTAGGTATCGCGCTGCCACAGCACGTCGCCGACCAGCTCCATGACATACTGCACCTGGCCGTCGTTGCGCCGCGCCACGTCGCGGCCACCGTAGCAGAGCCCGCCAAGGTACAGCTCGGCGACGCCGGCGTCCTCGTGCTCACAGGCGAGGATGTCCTCCAGGCTGATCAGCGCCCCCGAGCCCATCTTCGGGACGCAGTCCAGCTCTTCGCCGGCGTCGTCCCCGTAGGCGGCGCGGATGTCGGCTTCCCACTGCTCCTTGGGGGCTAGTTCGGTGCCCTTGGTCTGCGCCACCAGGCTGACCCGCTCGTAGAGCCCTGCCTCCATCGCGTCGCGGAACGTGATCTTGAGCGGCACGCCCTTGCGCTTGCCCGCCCTGATCTCCTCGAGGAGCACGTTGAACGGGTTGGATACGCCGTCGTGCGTGCTGATCACCACGACCTGGCCGCCCCAGATCAGCAGCGCCATGGCCGACTTGATCACTTCGTCCACGTTCTTGTGGAACGCCGCCTCGTCGATGATGACGATGCCCTGCTTGCCGCGCAGGGCTCGCGGGACGCTCGGCAGCGCGGTGATGCGAAAGCCGGAGGCGAAGCGGATCGAGAACGCCTTGACGCCCTGTTCCTTGCCGTTGTCGTCGACGTAGAGGACTTCCTCCTCTTCCATCTCGCCGGCGACCAGGCCAAAGGCGCGAGCCCACATGGCGCAGACCTCGATAAATTCGAGGGTCATGTCCTTGTCGTAGCCCATGTACCAGACGTTCTGGCCACCGGCCGCGACCGAGCTGGCCGCCTTCAGCGCGGCGAAACCCGCGACGCCCCAGGTGAGCCCAATGCGCCGCGACTTCTCGATGACCAGCAGCGCGGTGCCGGCGAACAGCAAGTTGACCGTGCGCTGCTGGTAGCCGAGCAGCAGGTCGCCCCTGGGCAGCCGCATGATCGCCGCCTCGGCCGCGATCCGGTCGCCCTGGATCTCGCGCGCACGGATTTCCGCGTCGCGCTTCGCCTGGTCTTCGGGGGAGAGCTTCATTTCGACCAGTACTTCGTCTGAGGGCAAACGCCAGCAACTGGGCAACGATCGCAATATCTCGTCTGATACCGCTCACCACGATGATCTCGAACGTGCGGGCAGCCATGAGCACGAAGCGACGGTGCAATCCCGTCCTGATCCGCCGCAGGCACTTCGACCATCTTCGTCGCAACTAATTGGCAGACTTCAGTTAGCGCCCGAAGGTGTTCAACGCCGCCCGGCAATTGTGCAAGCTTGAGCCGATCGGCTCTGATCGCAGCCATCTCCGCTTCATCGACCAGATACTGCATCACCCGTCACTCCCCAGAACCGCATACCGGATGGCATCGACCGTATCCTTGCTGAGGCCCTTCTGACGGGCCGCTGAGGTGGCTTTTTCGGCCGCGTCCTTGGTCGCCGCCTCGGCCGCGCGGCGCTCGGCCTTCTCGATCACGTCGAGGTCGGTCTTGCGGGTGAGCGCGATCGAGCGCAGCGCGTCGGCGAAGTCCTTGGCGTCCTTGGGGCCGAGCTGGATGCCTTCGCCGTCCTTGCTGGCCAGCATCAGCCGGAACATGTTGGCCTGCAGCAGTTGCATGTTCACGTCGAGCAGCTGGCTTTGCGATCCGCCGCCGGCCTCCTTGGCGAGTGCTTCTGCATAGACCTGCGTCTCGCGCAGATCGGCGCTGACATCCTCGATCGTGCGCACGTGGCGGCCGAGCGCCGAGCGGCTGACGTGCCCCTGGCCCAGCTCGATCAGCTTCGCCCTGATCTCGTCGATCGTCCAGCCATGGTCGACGCGCAGCTTGCCGATCAGCTCGCGGACTTCCGGATCGAGGCGGTCGATGGTCGAGGGCCGGCTCTTCTTGCGCATGGCCTTGGCGCGCGCGGGCGAGACCATCGTCAGCCCCTCGGCGAGGGACGCTGCACGCCCGGAATGATCGAACGGCCGGCGGCGACATCGCCGCCGCGCTCGGTCAGGGTGGCGACGCAAAGATGGCCGCTATTGCCGAGCGTCACCAGGCGTTGCTCGGCCATCCAGGCCAGATGCCCGCGAACCTGGTCGCGCGTGGAAGGAAGTCCCACCGCGCTGACCGCCTGGCACAGCACGCTGTCATTGGCAGTGTACGCCGGCAGATCGGACAGAAGACGCAGGATCGAGAGGCGGACGTGCCCGTCGAGTTCCTTGGTGAAATCGCTGGCCAGGCTCACTTGCTCATCCCCCGTTGCACGATGAAGTCGTAGAGGCGGTCCATCTGCTTGCCCCGCTGCTCGCCGGATTCGAGGACCCGCGCGAGCATCTCGCCATGCTCGGAAAGGCGTGCGGTCAGCTCGGCGATGTTCCGGTCTTGCTCCATCAGCGTCCGCTCGAGTCGCTCGATGTCGCCGACCGACGCGGCGCGCCGTTCGATGTGCTTGACCTGCTTTTCCATGGTGCCCAGCTTGCCGTCGATCGTCCCGACCTTGCCGTCGATCGCCGCCACCTTCGTCTTGAGGCCGGCGATCTCCTTGTCGAGCGACCCGGTGCCGACCGGATTGGCCTGGCCACCCTTCCACACCGCCACGCTGATGGCGCTCAGAATGGCGATGATCCCGGCCAGTTCTAACCAATTCTCGGTCACTCTTACGCTCCAGCGTCGGTGTTTCGGATGAGCAGGCGCTTCACCATCGCGCCTACCTGGTCGCCGACCGCCTCGATCAGCGAGTAGCCGGCGAAGCCGACGCCGATCGCCATGACGAACACGAACAGGGCGTTCTGGGGCCTGCTGTCGATGATCCACAGCTCGACCGTGAGCGCGAGGATCGCCGACACCAGGATGAACTTCCAAAGCACCAGTTCGGCTTCCCGCGACCGCACCAGCGGCCTCGCCACGCACACGCCCAGCACGCCCAGCACCATCGTCACCGGCGGAAACGTCACGCCGCCGACATCGAACGCGAACAACTCCGCCAGGCGCGGCGCCGGATCGACCGACGCCGTCACCGCGAGCGCCGGCAGCCAGGCGGCTCCGAACTTGTGCAGGGCGAGGGGACGCAGGATCATCACGACACCATCGCCATGGCGTACCCGCTGGTGGTGTTCTTGCAGATATAAACGTGGTTGTCGTTCGAAGCTCCGAGCAGTGTGTAGCCTCGCCCCTCTGTTCGAGCCGAGCACGTGGGTAGCGCCGTTACCGGTGGGTAGGTCCAGGCGCCGGGCGGCACGTCGAATGGCCAGAAACCCTTCACCAATCCGATCTCGTCGACGATCGCGCTGGCGTTCGTGGTGACTTCGATGCCGACCCGGTATGTCGTTGCCCGTGGCGCGTAGAACGGCATGTGGAACGTGGTCGGGTAAAGGGACGATGCGTTCTGGAACTGCTTGCGCAATGGCCAGTCGGCGTCGTCGGCGGTGCGTACCGAGGCGAAGATGTTGCCGCTGACGCGCGCACCCGAGATGAGCAACGTGTGCCAGCCCGGGTTGAGCGTGACGGTTCGGTACTGCTCGGTGTTGGCGGATGCGGTGAAGGCGATCTGATGCGCGTTTTCGAAGGGTGTGGCGCTGTATTCCGAGACTACGACGGTGCCAGGCCCCACCTTGTCCGTGAGGTTGATCAACTTCGTGCCCGGCAGGAGATTGCGCGCGCCGCGCCGGGCGAATTGACCTTCGTCCACCACGATGTCCATGTACTGGTCGCTGACGCTGAGATCGCTCGGTCCTGAGTTGCCAAGGCGAACGTTGCTGAGTGTACCTGCAGGCCATTTGCCTTCCCACCTCACGCTGTAGTGAGCTTCGATCGGAATCCAGTTCGGTGCATTGCTCGACGTGGGTGCGATATAGAAATCCCGAAGGGTGACGGTGCCGGCCGTGCCGTTGTCATGCTTGCCCACATAGACGCCGCCGATCGGCGTGCCGGGATTGAGCGAGGCGTCGACCGTGTTCGACCCGAAGATGGAGCCCTGATTGAAGGTTATCGGCCCATAATTGAGGCCATCCTTGATCCACACGCCCCAACCGAACTTGGAGTAACCGGCAGCCTCATCCGCCGCATTTTTCCAATCCGCGATGTAGGCGATCGCCTCGGCATGGAACCGGTCGAAGATGAGGCGATAGGTGTTGTCGCCGATCACGACACCGCCGCCGATGTTCATGGCGTCGACGTTGAAGCGGACCAAATCGCTGTTGTCGATGTAGGCCACGCTGTTGACGTTGCCGAGGCCCAAGCCCTCCAGGATGAGCTGAGTGTTGCCGCGAATGCCGACTGCGTTGCTTGGCACAGTGAAGCGGAACGCCTGGTCGTAGTTGCTGATAGAACTGTCGCGAACCTGCGCGAAGTCGATCAACTCGGCATCCATGAAGCGTGTATTGGCGGCTCGCGTCAGGCCGTTCGCGGTGATGTTGTTGACGACGATGCGAAGGCCATTGCCAGGCACGTAAGGCATCTTGGCGGAGAAGACCGTGGCGGAGCCGGTGATGCTACCGAAGCCGAACACATAGAGCTGCGCAACGACCTGCTGGCCTGCCGGCAGCACCTTGAGGCGAAACACCGGGTCGCTCGGATTGGTCATGTTCGCCCACAGGCGACCGCCGTTCATGAGCAGCGCCTCGAAGCCGATAAAGTCAATCGGCGTTTTGACGTTGACCTGAAGTCCCTGGAGATCGACGACGCGACCCTGCTCGAGCGCCTTCTGAATGTAGGGCGCGAAGTCGGGAGCGCTTGGGCCATTGGCGCCGGCAAGCAGCTGCGCGCGCAGCGAGGGCGGCACGAACTTGATGAGCGGCTTGGCCGCGGCAACAAAGGTTGCGGCCGAAGTCGCGTATTCGTTCGAAGTAGCTGGCTGCGCCGTCGCCGAGCTGCTCGCTTGCGTTACGGCAGCGTTGAGGCTGTCAGTAACGGCATCCAGACGCGTACCGTTGACCGTGACCTGGCGAGCGTTGATGCTGGTCTGAGCCCAACAGGGATTAGCCAGCGTCAACGCCGCCAGAACGGCGAGGAAGATGCGCTTCATGTCATGCGCTCCGATGTTGACGGACCATCCACCGGTCACCGGCGGACAGGGCGAAGCTGAGATGCAGGGTAGTGGTAGCGTCAGAGGTAAAGTCGATTCCAGGCGTCTGCAGGACGCCATTTAGATACAAATCGACCCACCACGGCGAGCCCGTGGGTACGGCGAAAGGGGCTGCGATGGATGTCTCGCCCCCCACGGCAGTGCCAGTTGTAGGCTCCAGAACAGCAGCGCCACCGGTCTCAATTGCGGCCACGCGAGCGTCGAGAGCATCGATATTCGGCTTCGCGAGCGTTTCGAATTGCGCCCATGCGCCCGCGCCAGTCGCGCCAGTCTTGCGGTACCAGCCGTTGTTCAACAAAACCGCGTCGTTGACCACAAGCGCCACAGTGTCAGCACCATGGGTGAGATCGGCCGCCAGTAAGTCAAAGCTTTGTTTAACAAGGTCAGTCCGAACCAGCTTTGTGAGCAACTGCTCGACGGGAATCGACTGCAACGGCGCGCCATCCTGGACGATGACGACACGCGCACCCTCAGGGATCGCAGGTAGCGACGGCAGCAAGTCCGGCGCGACGGTTTGCAAGGCTTCAGCCACGCGGCTTCCTCACACCCGCCCGAGGCGTTCGGCGCGCGCGAGCCAGCCGCGCAGGTACTTCTGCTGGCTCGGGTAGCGCGCGACGATCGAGCGGTAGCGATCGCGGACCGCCTGGCGGTAGTTCATGACGATCGCCGGCATCCCGAGCGCCGGATAGCGCAGCACCCAGATCGCGGCGGCACGGCTGAGGTCGCCGAGCGCGCCGTCGAGCTTGAGCGTTTCGGGTGCAGTCTTCGCGCCCATGCGCACCCGCGCTTCCATCAGGCTCTGGTTGATCGCGCGCTGCAGCATCTTCCGCGCCGCCGTCAGGCCGCCGTTGACGGCCTGGTCGAACATCATCTCGCCGATCGGCTTGGGCCACACCTCGGCGTCGAGCGGCTTCCAGAAACAGCGCAGGTAGAGGTAGCGCGCGTCGCCCACGGTGAGCATGCGCACATCATGGCCGTCGAGGTCGCCGTCCATGTCGAGATCGAAGTCGGCCTTGCCGTCGCCGTCGTCATCGAAGGCGCCGGTTGTCGCCAGGAAACGCAGCGAAATGCCGTACTTCGTGGTGCCGCCGCGATCGGAGGGATCGTCGACCAGGCCGCCCTCTATGCCGAGCAGATCGTCGACTGCGGCGGCATACCGGGAACTGTAGCCCTGGACAGTGATTTCATCGGATTGGAGTGCCTGGTCCATGGACCGGCGGTACGGTGGCGAGTCGCAGTTCGTAATATCCCCGCCGGGATAACCGGTCTCAGAAGAGAGAAGATTGCCCCTTTGCGGCCTTCGCCTCGCGGTGGCGCTTCAGAATCGCGAAGACCTTTGCCTGCCGAATTTTCAGGTGCTGGGCAATGGCACGCTTCGTCATCGGAGGGTCGCTCTGCTCGGCGAGTTGGATGACTAGGCGCTCGATTACCACCCTGCTCGGAAACGGGATGTAAGTGCGCCAAAACGCCTCGCAGAATTGCGCGGCTTTCTCCTCACCGACGACGGCGGCAATGCGTGGCTCAGTCGCCGGGTCCTTCGGAATGTAGACGATTTCGCCCATAAACTCCGCCGCGAGCGCGAACGCCGCCTCCTCGCCGATGACCTCGGCGAGATCGTCCAAGATGCGAGATCCCGTTCCGGAGGAGGCGGCGTGCGCGTTCATGACATCTTCACGGCAATCGCGATCGCCGCGCCCGCCAGCATCCAGAACAGCGGCAGGATGACATACAGAAGGCGCCACACCCGATCGCGGCCGGCGTGGCGATCGGCGCCGAGCTGGGGCAGGCGTTCCCACTCCAGCGTATGGCTGGACGTGAGCCCACGCGAACGACGCCCGATCATGCCTCGCCTCCCGCGATGAAGCCGGGCGTCTTGCGCAGCACCGCGCCCAGCGCGGCGGCGAGGCTCTGGTATTGCTCGGCGGTGACCGGCGCTTCCTGCGCGATGACGGTGCCGCAAAGGCTCCATGCGGCGCGGTTCAGCGTCCACCAGTCGGGCGCGACACCCAGGCGCTTGAGGCGCTTGAGGATCGCTTCGCACAGGTTCTCCTGCAGCGCACGCGGCGAGAGCTTGCCGCCGGTGGGGCTGGACTGTGCCCACCCGGCGCGTTCGGCCATGCCCTTGAGCGCCTCGATCAGCTTGTTCGCCTCGGACTGCTTGGCCCACACCAGGCGCTCGCACTTGAGCTGGCGCCTGGCAAAGGCTTCCAGCGCGGGTTCGCCGGGGTTGTGGACCACGCCCAGGTGATGGAGCGAGATCCACAGCGCCCGCGCCTTGCGCGCCATCGGGTGCTGCGCGGCCGGCGCGACGCCGCGCTTGGAAGGCAGCGGCCGGAAGCCCTTGCTCTTGAGCGCGTCGAGGAAGCGGGCGAGCTGCGCGTCGCTGCAAGTCGTGAGGCTGGTCTGGCCGGTCGCGTCGAACAGCAGCTGGCGATAGTCGTCGTCGACCATGCCGAGCTGGCCCTTGGCGATGTTGGCCTTGGCGATCATCGAACGGCGATGCTGCGCCGACCGGTCGAACTGCGCCGGGATCGCGGGCGCGACTGCGGCATTACCCATGGCATATCTCCCAGAGTGTGAGGCCCAAGATGGCGTGAGCGATCAGCCCGGCCGTGCTCATCACGGCGATCAGCACGTCCAGCACGTCACCAGCGGCGGTGTGGTCAGCGTGGTACGCGCGGCTGAGCAGGCGGATGTCGTCGAGGAGGCGCTTCACGATGACGCTCCCGCCGTGGTCGCAGCATAGCGCCTGATCCCTTCGCGGATCAGCTGGGCCCCGGTGCTCCACTCTGAGCACTGAGCGATCGGAACCCCTAAGAAGTCGCTCATAATTTGGCGGGCGATCATGACCGCATCCGAGCCGCAATGACCCGCGCGTTCGGCGTCGGAGAGCTTCAAGATGCCGCAAGCAGGACATCTAGAAGCACGCGTTCGGAACTCTGCATCCGAGCTGGCCGCGATCGCCTCGTTGGCGACTTCACGCGCGCCCATCAGAGCGACCCACGCGAGGATAGCTGCGCCCAGGCGTCCTCCAGATGGTCGACCTTGAGCTTATCGCCGGTGCTCGCGGCGAGCATCCACCCCAGCTCGAGCATGAACGTGGCGCCGCGCAATCCGCCCGGAAGCATGCAGATTCGGCGGATGTAGCTGATCTCGGCTTGGCCGGTGACCTTCCACGCCGCCGCCAGAGCGTCCGCATCGCCTTCCAACGGCGTGGCACGCACCAGTCGCATGCCGATGCGACTGAAGAGTTGGGCGAACGCCGCCTTGCGGCTGCCGCCTTCCAGACGATGCAGGATCGGGATGTTGCCGAGGAACGCGATGCCCAGGCCCACGCGGTCGTGCCAGCTGCGCGCTTCCTCGATCGCCTTTTCCGAAAGGTGCTGCGCCTCATCCAGGACAAGCAGCGGGTTCTGGAGGTTCTTTACCTTGTCGCAGATCCGGCGAGAGAGCTTCTGCGGCGTACCGACGGCATCGGGCTCTCCCAGCGCGGCCAGCACTTCCTGCTGCATGTTGTTCACGCCCGTGGTCGACGGCGTCATCGTCGCCATGAAGACGTTGTTGCCGCACGCCTGGAAGCGCTTCGCCGTCTTGGTCTTGCTGCAACCCGCGCCCGTCGCGACTAGGACGATCCGCCCGCGCTGGCCCCAGTGCAGCAGCGTCTCGATCTGCGTGCCAGTCGGCGTCTCGTAGAAGTCCGGCACCTCCGGCGCTTCGACGGCCAGCGCCTTCTGCTGCACCAGCGTCTGCCGGAAGCGGTAGACCTTCTCGGCGATCGGGCCTTCCTTGCCACTGTAGCCACTGCCGCCGAACTGGCTGAGCGTGCCGGAAGGAATATCGATCTTGGCGGCGAGGCGCGGCCAGCTGAGGTCCATCTCGTCTTTGTAGCCGCGCAGCCAGGTGCGCTCGGCTTCGATATCGATTGGCTGTGTCGTCGGGTCGTTCATGCTATGTGGGCTCCTGTCCCTCTCAATGGACACGGCGCGCGGGGGCAGTTTCCTAGGCCGGCCCCGCGCGCCGCATCAGTTCTTCACCAGCTTCAATCTCATGGCGTTGATGATCCCGGCCTCGCGCTCGGTGCTGCGCGAAGGCTGTGGCTTGAGCGCCGCCGCTGTCTGCCCGCGATGCCGCACCGGCCGGATGACCGCCGGTTCGGGCAGCTCGGACACGGGCGCGTCGGCCTGCAGCGCAGCGACCTGCTCGGCGGCGAGCAGCATCTCGGCCTCGGCGGCGCCCCGGATCGTCTTGCGGTAATCGGCCCACCGCCTTGCCGCGGCTTTTGCGCCGGCAGCGTCGAGGAAGCCGGTGTCCTGGATTACGTCGGCGCTGGTCAGGTAGAGCCCGTCGAGCGCGTAGAGGTGGATCGGCCGCATCAGGTTGTCCGGATCGAAGCGGACCGTAACCTTCTGCCCATGCAGCTCGCCGCAAGCATCCGACCAGTAGCGGTTGCCGTAAAGCTCGACTTCGCCGGTGCGGCGATCGACGGTCTTCTGATCGGCCGCGAGCAGTGCAAGGCGCAGCTGCTCGGGCGTGGCCTTGCCGATCGGCGCCGAGGCGTAGCTTTCGTTGAACACCTGGTCGAAGCTGCGGCCCCGCGCCATCTCCGTGCGCCGGCCAAGCTTGGCATTGTGAGCGGCCATGCCGCGATCGACGTGAGCCACGAACACATCCCAGGCGATCGCGCGGCTGCCGTAATTCTCCGGTTTCGCCATCGGATTGTTGCCCGTGTAGGCGCCCTCCATCGCGGGATGCTTGGCGATGCTCTCGCACAAGTCCCGGAAGCCGCGCTCGATCGGCTTGGACTGGCCGCGATAGGGAAGCGCCCAGTGGATTTCGATCCCGAGCGCCGTAAGGACGCCAGTGGGCTCCTCTTCCTTGATCTTGAACCGGAAGCGGCTCTTGGCGCCGCCCGTGATCCATTTCGATGCAAAGGCGCGCCCGTTGTCGAGCACGCAGGCCTTGGGGATGCCGAAGGTCTCGAACACGTCGGCGAAGGCGAGGCGTGCCTGCACCGCGCTTTCCTCGCCGCCGATTCGCCAGGCGAGGAACTTGCGGCTGTAGATGTCCTGGATCGCCACCATGATCGGCCGGATCACCCGGCCGTCAGGCGTCTTCACGAACACGTCGAACTTGTGGCCGTCGATGTTGACGCATGCGAGCGCGTGCAGGTCGGCGACCGTGCGGCGCTGCGATGGAATCGAGCGGCGGAGTGCCTCCTCCCCCTCGCGGCGCAGCAGCAGCACCGCCTTGGGGATTTCGCGCTCTATGCGCCGCCTCAGCGTCTTCTCAGAGGGCATCGAGAGGCCCATCTGCGCCGCCCGCATAGCCGTACGATCGTAGCAGCTGGTGAGCGTCGGCGCGCTGGGGCGCAGATAATCGCTCTTGAACAGGTTCCACAGACCAAGGTCCATCTCGGCCTCGGCTCCGCCGCCTTTGCGCCTTGGCGCCAGCGCCGGCAGGCGGTTTTCGCGGGCAACGCCTTTGATCTTGTCCAGCCAACTCCACATCGTCGAACTCCCGATTGAATGGCGCTGCGCGATCTCGGACACAGCCGCCGATCGTGTGAGACCCGAGCCCTCCAGAAGGTCGATTTCGTTCACCATGGCGAGACGACGCTCGGCCTCGGCGCGCACTTTGCCGCTCTGCGATTCGAGCCAGCGCCAACCATCGTTCCGCACCGTGACGGGCGCCGGCCGATCTTCGGTGAGGCCCCGCCGGGCAAGCTCCAGGCGCGCAGGGCCGGGCAGGAGCGAAACGTGGTATTCCACGCCGCCGCCCCGGCCGCGTCGCTCGCGGATCGCGGGCTCGCCATCCGGGCATGTGCGCAAGGACCAGCGCTCTTCCTGGCAGCGCCGGTTGATCGAGCGCTTGTCGGCGGGCAGGCCTGGCAGCGCCAGCTCCGCCAGTTCGGCGGCGGTGAACCACTCGCGAGAGGCCGGTGCATCGTCATGATCTGCGGCGCGACTGGCCATCAATTCCCCCCGAGCGGATAGGCGACGCAGATCCCGCAATCTCGCGCCGTCGTGACTTCAATTGTTCGATTTCACGGTCGATGTGCCCCAGTTCGGCCGTGATCACTTCCTCGCCGACCAGGACGGCCATGCCGCCCTCACGCATGATGGGATCGAGCAGGTCCTGCCGGTTGGTGACCGTCGCCAGCACGATCATGCGGGCGAACGAAATGTTGTGGGTGTCGCGCGACGGCGCCGAGTAGGCGTCGAGCATCCACCGGCTGATCTCTTCGCCGGCGAGCACCGTCATCTCGGCCGCGATCACCTCGCGCCTGCGCCCGTCGCTGGCCAGCATCGTGCCCACCGTCTCCGAGACGCGCTGCTCCAGCCCGGCCAGCGCGGCAGGTGCTGTCTTCGGCGCAGGCGGCGCCGGCACGGTAAAGTCGAATGGCAGCTGCTCGGGCTGCGCCTTAGCCTTGGCCATGCGCCTCCCCGTGCGGCTCGCCGCTTTTGCGGCGTAGACGCTTCTCCTCATCCCTCTCGTCCTGGTTGTTGTTCTTGAACGTGAATGCGTGGTGGAGCGCGCCATTGTCCCGGCAGCGGCGGCACAGGGTCATGTCCAGGCCGAACGAGGCGGCGCGCTCGATCTTCGCAGTGATGATGTCCGGCGTGCAGCCTGGGCAGGCAGGGCCGAATGCGGGCTCAGACATCGCTGTCCACCCGGTATGCTTCCGGCTCGAAATCGAGCGGAATGCCGTTGCCGAACTCCCACTGATCGCGCCAACGCACGACCGCGAAGCAATTACCGCCGAACACGAGCTGGAAGTGGCCGTCACGCGCGACGTCGTCGATCGGCGCCAGGTCGAAGCCGGGAGGAATGGCGCGTGCGTTAGGCATCGAGGCCCCGCTCCACCGCAATCGCGATCACTTCGTCGGCCAGCTTCTTCTCGCGCTTTCCGCTCACCCGGTACTGGCGGATCAGCGCGTCGCGATCGACAACGGTGACCAGGATGCCTGTGCGCGCAAGGAACGCGATGGCGGCTTGCAGGCGCTGGCGCCGTAGCTCGGTCGGCATCGGCGGGAGCGGCTTGGCTGCGCGCGTCTGACGCTCGCCGAGGCTCGGACGAGCGCAGCGCGCCATCTCGGGCCGGCTCGCGAGGGCCTGCGCCGCCTCGCGGATCATCGCAAGGCGATCGGGCCGCGAAATCATGGTATCGGTGGGCGCCTCCAGCGCACGCGCATCGCGATCCTTGGCCTGGCGGTGCCGCACATCGGATTGCCGCTCGGGCTCAGCCGTCAGCGGAATCGCCACCTTCGCCCGACGCGCCCTTGTTCCCGATGTGTCGGAAAAATGGGAAAGGTCCGCGCCAGCCAAGCGGGGGGTTGTGATGTTGGCCGGCGCGGACAGTACGGCCTGCTCTGGTGCGACCCGAGCGGGCTCTTGTTGGCCGTCCGCTAAAGGGGACGCGGACGGCGCGGGGGGCTGATGAACAGGGTTCGGCGTGCAGTCCGGGCGCAGCAGCGCAGGGACATCGCACCCGGCAATCGGGGCAACCGGCTGATCGTCGTTCACGCCGATCTCGATCGAGGGGCACGGCTGATCGACGAGCTTGATCGGCAAAATCGGGACAGCGACCACACCGCTGCCATCAGCCGAGCCGCTCAGAACGTTCTTAACAACCGGCGGCGTGAGCGCGAAGGGAGCTGGCCGCAGGTTGCTGCTGAATTGGAAACTAGGTGCGGGCGGCTCCGCGAAGCGGCGACGGGCCTCTTCTACGATCGCCGACACCCATAGCTTGCCGTCATCGTGCAGTTCATCCCACTCGCAGGCGGCGTATACGCTGATGACATTATCGCTATCGACAACCTGCTGGGCGATCGCGAGGCTGCTGGGCAGTGCGTAGGAAGGTACGGGGCGGTCGGACATCGTCAGTCCCTCATCATCCAGTCGGCGTCCCAGAGTTCGAAGCTAGCCGGGCGCGAAGTTTCATGTTCGATGTCGAGTTCGGGCGATGCGCTGGCGCCGCGATCGACGCGCCCGCAGGCATCGCGGCGCACCTGCTCGCGCCGGCGCAGTTCCTGACGCGCCTCGATCGGCGTGCAGCCGGTTGCCAGCACCAGCTCCATTTCCTCGCGGTGTGCGCGGTAGCGTTCGGCCAGGCTGACATATCCGCGAGTCACCGGGCACTCCTCGGTTGCCGCTCGCGTTCCTGGAACTCGTACTTGAACGGCCCGCCTTTCGCGGCGTAGCGTGACAGCGCAGGCCGTCCGCTCGCCTTCTTTGCCGTTCTTGCGGCTTGCCGTTCCCGATCGCGCTTAGAAGCCATCAGAGCCTCCCGTTTCGGCCGTAACCGGCCCGCTGCAGCGCCCCGCGCTGACGAATGCGATTGATCGCCTGCATGCGGCCGAGGTCGTTCCCGGCCATCTCGGCCGCGATCGCCCGCTCACCCGGCACCGCGAAGCTGATGAGGATGGGCCGGAGCGGCATCAGGCCAGCCACTCCACACGCGGGATCGGCTGACCCAAGCTTGGCAGCCAGATCGTGCGGGTCTCGCCCGGCCGGGTCGGCCTGCGCACGTCCCAGACGATCGCGCAGTAATCGACCATGCCGCCGCAGTACGCCCGCTTGCCCATCAGATGGACGCGGTCGCCCGGCGGCATCGACGGCCTCTCCGAGAAGTGCAGCACGAGCTGGGGCGGATGATCCTCGCGAAATAGGCGCGAGCGATTGCTCCACGTCTTCACGTCCTTGCCGGGCGCCAGCCACTTGTTCGGCAGCAGCATCACCACGCGATGGGTGGCGAGGCCCAGCGCATGGCGGACGAACGCCTCGGCTATGCCCTTGATGTAGGAGTACGGCGGGTTGCAGAAGATCGACACCGGAGAGACGGGCGCCGCTGCGATCTCGCGGAAGTCGGCGGAGAAGTACGTCGGCCGGATGTCGAAATCGTCGTAGGCGACGTTCTCGACCACGTCGGAGAGGATGATCCGATCGGCAAAGCCATGGTGGGCGAGCCGCGATCCCATGTGCCCGTAGCCGGCGGCAGGGTCCCACAGCCATGCGCCGTCGCGCAGTTCGTCGTCCAGCCCGATGGCGGCGACGATCTGCTCCCATTCCCAGCCCTGCTCGCAATACCAGTCGAGCGGGTGCCGCTTGGCGAACGTGCCGGAGGAGATTTCACCGCGCATCGGCGGGCGCCTTCCGGGCCTTGGCGCGGCGTGCCGTGCGAACCTTGTCGCGCCATGCCTGCTCGCGGTCGAAACGATAGTTCGGCGCTAGCATCGGGTAATCGAGCGGCAGCTTCCAACGTGCCCGGTACTCGGCCGGCGTCATGCCCAGCTTGTTGAGGCGCATCGTCAGGTTGATGTGCCGGGTGCCGTCTTCCAAGCAGACGATGTAGTCCGGCTTCACCGAGGCGCGGATCGCGACGGCGGGCTTGGGGCCGGCCGGCTCCGCCTCCCCCAGCTCCGCATTGAGGCGATCGCGCAGTTCCCGCTTCAGGCCCGGCGTGTCGAGCATCGCCGCGATCTTCGGCAGGAACTCCCGCTTCTGCGGGATGCTCAGCCGCCCCCAGCCGCCCTCGATCTGGTTGTAGAACTTCTGGTGCGCGACCGGCGTGGCCGCGTTGGCGGCGCCGGGCAGGCCGATGCCGAGGCGGACCTTCGCGTCGTCGACGCTCAGCTCGTCATCGCCGAGCAGCGCCTCGATCAGCGACTTGCGGTCGGCATCCTCGCGCACCTGGGCGATGTCGCGAAGCTGCTTGCCATTCTCGCCGACGACGGGGTGCTTCGAAAGCGCCTCCGCCATGCCCGGGAATGGCTCGATGACGAGGCGGAAAAGCTGGAGATCGTTGTGGATCGAGCGCCGTGACATGCCGAGCGCTTCACCGACCGATTCCTCCCAGCCGTATACGTGTGCAATCTTTGCACACGTATCGTCGGTCTCCTCGGCAAGGGCCTCCTGCGGCGTCGTCGCGTGCGCTTTCACCCGTGCCCAGCGCGCCTTGATCGCGATCTGCTGCTGCTTCAGGCCACCGTTCTCTCGGGCGATGCGCTCCTGCGCCGCCTGCACCAGCGCGGCGGTGAACTTTGCCCGCTCGATCGGCGCCAGCGGCCGGCGGTGCAGGTTCTCGCTCGCCTCCAGGTCGGCGAGCGCCTCGGGCTTGCCCGAAACTTCGACCGCCCAAACGGTGATGCCCTCGATCCGCGCGCCGATGAGCCGGTGCATGCCGGTGACCAGGCGCCACGGCTTGTCCGCGCCGGGCTTATTCGCGACCACCTTGATCGGGTCGCGCTGGCCGTCGACCGCCATCAGGCGCCCGAGCGCCGCCGCCTTGTCCTCGTGCAGGAAGCCGATGCGCGTGCCTTCGTCGACATGCTCGGGCGACAGCTCGAACAGCTTGGCATTCGCCAGCAGGGATGTGGCGATCTGGGTCATGTACGGGCGCGCCCTTTACTTAGACGATGCGCTGCCGCCGGCGCCGACGTAGCGTCAGAGGCATCGGAATGGTTGGAGACGAAGGCGCCATGAGCGACGGCATCGAGCATCGAGTGGAAGAGCTGGAGAACAAGGTCCGCGCCCTGCAGCAGCTCCTGCTCTCGCACATCCTGGCGTTCGATCAGGTCGACCTGCTGGCGACCGATGCGACGTTCGATATCGCCCTGTCCCAGCTGGACGCCGCGCTCGACGATGGCCGTGATCCGATCGCGGTCCGCTTGGCTGGCCTGATCGAGTCGGTCCAGAAGGCTCGCGAGTAGGTTCTGCACGTCGGCCAACCGCTGCCGAAGCATGTAGCGGCGAAGTGCCTGTGTCGCGGCGCGCGGATCGATGAACCCGCTCACGCGCGCACGACCTTTTGCTTGGATGCAGTTTTCCGGTGCGGCGCATCGAGGCTGGCGCTAGAGTCCAAGTCTATGGACTCTGCCTGCTCTCTGAGCACCTCTTCGACCGCGTCGCGCACGCGCTGGCTCGTGCGGCCACGAAGAAGGTCGCTGACGCCCGTTGCGGGTAGCTGCCGCTCCTCAATGAAGCGAGCAACGGTACCAAACCGCTTGCGCAGCGCTGCCTTCACGTCCTCCGGATGCATCCGGTCCAGCATCATGGGCCGATTTCCAACTTATTGTCCCAACAAGTTGGACCATAGACACAGAATTCTGGACGTTCAACCCACTTTTTTGGACTTCTATTCGTGACCGAAGATGCCCCCGCCAGACTGAAAGAGGAACGCGTTCGGATTGGGTTAAATCAGCGAGACTTCGGGCGCCGCGTTGGCGTGTCCAAGAACACTCAGATGGCGTATGAGAATGCGTCCTCGCCAATCACACTGGACTACCTGACCCGCACAGCAGCTGTAGGTGTCGACATCACCTACGTTCTGACGGGAGAGCGGAGCGGGGCCGCTACGTCAGCTTCGAGATCGCCTGCTAACGTGCAGGTCGTTGATGATGATGATCTGGTCGAGGTTGCCGAAATAGATTTAAAGTATGGGCTAGGTGCGACCTACCTAGATAATGCTTTCACCTCGGAAAAGCGCCGCTTCTCTAGGGAGTGGCTTCGTAATTTCACGCGAGCGTCGCCGGCAAGTCTGTTTTGGACGATCGGTGATGGGGACTCGATGGAGCCCACCATTCGTAGCGGCGAGGTAATTTTGATCGATGCTTCGCAAAAAACGCCGCGTATGAGTGAAGGCATCTGGGCGGTGGCGCTTGGGGACTTCGGTATGGTTAAGCGTATCCACTACGCCGGCAGCGAACGCATCGAACTGCTGAGTGATAACGTGAGCCTCCAGATACCGCCGATCCCGGTGGCGGAGGGGGAATTGCATGTGATCGGTCGAGTGGTCGCTGTGGTGCGAAGGTTATGAAAATGAATTTGGCGCCAAAGACACTCTTCACGCTGACGCTCATCAGCTGTTTGGCATCGTGTGAGCGGCATGCCGATCCTGAGGCCAACGAGGCGACGCCCAGCCTAACGGCGACCATCTCGCCAAGCCCTCCACCCACCCCGGCCACCTCAGTAGAGCAATTCAACAAAGCGCTTCACAAAGAGCCTGCCGTGATCGACTTCGTCTACGATCCGTCAGCCACCGTCCGGTGGACCATCGGTGTGAACGATAACGGTTCCCCGCGTTATGGATATGCAGAGTACCTTTGCGGTCGCATGACCGACTTCAATCTGCCCACAGACGGAGCGAAGGTCCGCATCGTCGATTATCGTAAGTTCATGGAACCAGGTGGGAACGGCCGTGAGGCAAGCCTTGGCTCCGTCGACTGCAAGTCGGGCGAACGGTCGATGCCTTGAGCTAGGGGGCTCGTTGCGCACCGGCCCTGCGCATTCTACTTTAGTCCGGCCATGACCAAGAACGCAGCGCGCTTTTACCGTCTCTGGTGCGGCCCTAAGAAGCACTCGGGCTGGAAGGCCGATGTCGAGGCGGTTTGGCAAATCGCCTTCGAAAAGAAGCTCGCATTTCGGGATGAGCGAAGCGGAGGTCTTGGGCCGCTAACCTGGATCGAGATCGGCGAACGCCGGTCGAGCAAGGGCAAGACGATCCGCGTCGACGCGATCGGCCTGCCGCGCCGAACGATTTACTAAATTTTTGTCCCACTTCTTGAGGCCAGCGGCTCGTGAGCAGCATCCCCCATTGCAGTCCAGTGCCCTGGATTTGCGCGCTTTCGCGTGATCAGCGAAGCGTCATCTGGAAGTGGGACAACCCGCGTCCCACTTCCGCCCCAGTTCGCTCCGGATGAAAGGCGCCTCCGCCCGTCTTGAGAGGCCCTTCACGTGGCCAAAATCGGCCACTAAGAGGCTTCTCAGAGGTCGCTTAGGGAAGTACCGCTGACTCTAGCCGGACTTGTCCAAACCACGTCTAAACGACGCCACACTCTAGACACAGCCGCCGGATCACCAGCCGGCGCGCGCGGGAGCCAAAAATGGCAGAAAGCCTCAGTTTTTGTCCCACCCAATCCCGGCGACGCCCAGAAAATCCCACCCCACCGGCACTCTAGAACCTCGTGTCACCTAACACTCTCCAAGAGGCTAGCGAAGCTTGGATGAGGGTGTGCTCTCGGTTTAAGCAACGCCTGACGCCGCACCATCACCCCCATCCAACTGCGGCTAGCTCGCTGACGCTCACAAGCCTTCGTATCCTTCCCCCATCGAGGGGGAAGGAGGGCACGGCTTCACACCCGCGGGCGAGCGGGTTTACGCCAAGAGGAGAACACGGCGTTTGCGACCGGTGTTTGCCTGGGCACGACAGGCTTGGCTGGCCTTCCACGGTTTGCGAACGGATGGACCCAGGAAAGCATAAGCGTGGTCCAACTCGGCCCTGTCACGATGAGCACCCGGCGGGACGGGCTCGCAGCTTGCCGCCGGACTTTTCTAGACTCATCGCTACGGAGTGGAGGTCCCGTCGGAGCCGCCGGCCGCATGGTGCGGGGTTGGTAGCGAGAACGTCTTCGCCGCCTCCACACCCGCCGTGTGCTGGAGCTTATAACCTAATTGGCACTAAATGTCAAGCTCTATCGTCGTCCTGAACTGATCCGGGACCGCGCGCGTGTGCGAAGCTGTGCCGTGTGCGGCTGGGGCTCTCACGCAAGCTGGCGTCCTGCGGAACCGGACCCGGATCAGGCCCGGGTCGACGCCATCCATCATCGACAGCAAAAAGGCCGGGCTTTTGGCCCGGCCTTTTCCTTGTGCGGTATTAAGCCTCAGTCTTCCTTGAGGAAGGCCGGCATGTGGCTGGGATCGCCGCCGCCGTTGTCGTCGCGGTCGCGACGCGGGCCGCGGTCGCGGTTGCCGCCCCGATCACCACCCCGATCACCGCCACGGTCGCCGCCCCTGTCGCCACGGGGACGACGGCGGTCACCGCCACGATCGCCGCCGCGATCACCACCCCGGTCGCCACGGGGCTCGCCCCGGTCGGACCTGGGCTCGCGCGGCGGACGGGTGTCCTCCAGCGCCTCGCCGGTCTCCTGGTCGACCACGCGCATCGACAGGCGGACCTTGCCGCGGTTGTCGATCTCGAGGACCTTGACCTTGACCAGCTGGCCTTCCTTGACGACGTCGGTCGGCTTTTCGACCCGCTCGTTCTTCATCTCGGACACGTGGACGAGACCGTCCTTGCCGCCCATGAAGTTCACGAAGGCGCCGAAGTCGACGATGTTGACCACCTTGCCGTCGTAGATCTTGCCGACTTCGGCCTCCTCGACGATGCCGAGGATCCACTTCTTGGCGGCTTCGATCTGGTTCACGTCCGAAGACGAGATCTTGATCACGCCCTCGTCGTCGATGTCGACCTTGGCGCCGGTCTCGGCGACGATCTCGCGGATCACCTTGCCACCGGTGCCGATCACGTCGCGGATCTTCGACTTGTCGATCTGGATCGTCTCGATGCGCGGTGCGTGGGCCGACAGTTCGGTACGAGCCGAACCCAGCGCCTTGTGCATCTCACCCAGGATGTGCGCGCGGCCGGCCTTCGCCTGCTCGAGCGCCTTGCCCATGATCTCCTTGGTGATGCCGGCGATCTTGATGTCCATCTGCATCGTGGTGATGCCGGCTTCGGTGCCCGCCACCTTGAAGTCCATGTCGCCGAGGTGGTCCTCGTCGCCCAGGATGTCGGACAGGACGGCGAACTCGTCGCCTTCCAGGATCAGGCCCATGGCGATGCCCGAGACCGGACGCTCGATCGGCACGCCCGCATCCATCATCGACAGACAGCCGCCGCAGACGGTGGCCATCGACGACGAGCCGTTCGACTCGGTCACGTCCGAGAGGACGCGGATGGTGTACGGGAAGTCCGCCTTGGCCGGCAGGACCGGGTGCAGCGCGCGCCACGCCAGCTTGCCGTGGCCGACTTCGCGGCGGCCCGGCGCGCCGAAGCGGCCGACTTCGCCGACCGAGTAGGGCGGGAAGTTGTAGTGCAGCATGAACGAGGAGTAGGAGAGACCCTCCAGCCCGTCGATCATCTGCTCGGCGTCCTTGGTGCCCAGCGTGGTGGTGCAGATCGTCTGCGTCTCGCCGCGCGTGAACAGCGCCGAGCCGTGGGTGCGCGGCAGGAAGCCGACCATCGATTCGATCGGACGGACCTGGTCGAGCGTACGACCGTCGATGCGCTGGCCGTCCTTGAGGATGGCGCCGCGCACGATGTCGGCCTCGACCTTCTTCATGGTCTTGATCGCGACCATCTGGGTCTGCGGGCTCTCGCCCGAGAACGCTTCCTTCGCCTTGGCGCGGGCGGCGTTGAGCGCGTCCGAGCGGGCCGACTTGTTGGTCAGCTTGTAGGCGGCGGCGACGTCGGCCCCGACGAGGCCCTTGAGCTTGGCCTTGATGTCGGCGGTCTTGTCCGACAGGTCGATGTCCCAGGGGTCCTTGGCGGCCTTCTCGGCCAGGTCGATGATGAGATCGACGACCTTCTTGATCTCGTCATGCGCGAACATGACGGCGCCGAGCATCTCGTCCTCGGTCAGCTCCTTGGCTTCCGATTCGACCATCATCACGGCATCGCCGGTGGCGGCGACGACGAGGTCGAGGCGGCCGTCGACCAGGGCCTGGTCCTGCTTGGGATTGAGCGTGTACTGGCCATCGACGAAGCCGACGCGGCATGCGCCGATCGGGCCCATGAAGGGCACGCCCGAGATGGTGAGCGCGGCCGAGGCGGCGATCATCGCCACGATATCGGGCTCGGTCTCGCCGTCATAGGAGAGCACCTGCGCGATGCAGTTGATCTCGTTGTAGAAGCCCTCGGGGAACAGCGGGCGCACCGGGCGGTCGATGAGACGGCTGGTGAGCGTCTCCTTCTCGGTCGCACCGCGCTCGCGCTTGAAGAAGCCACCCGGGATACGACCCGCGGCGGAGAACTTCTCCTGGTAGTGGACGGTCAGCGGAAAGAAGTCCTGGCCTTCCTTCACCGACTTGGCGGCGGTCACGGCGCACAGCACCACGGTCTCGCCATAGGTGGCCAGCACGGCGCCGTCAGCCTGACGGGCGATGCGGCCGGTTTCCAGCGTGAGGGTCTTTCCGCCCCACTCCATGGATACGGTCTTTACGTCGAACATGAGAGTTTCATTCCTCAGCCCGCGAGCCCTATTGCTGCGCGGGGTTTACTGCCGGGGATGCCGTCCCGGTCCGGTGTGGAGCTTGTCTAGCTCCTGAAAGGTCCAGCCGAATTGCCGGACCCTCGTCGACCCGGGCTTGGCCCGGGTCCGGTTTCCTCCATACGCCGTTCTGTCGGCGGGGAGGGAGGACTGTGAGGTTCCGTTGATCGGAACCGGTCCCGGATCAAGTCCGGGACGATGTGTCGTGCGACAAATGCGAAACGGCCCGCCATGGGGCGGGCCGAAGCGTTCGTCTTACTTGCGCAGACCCAGCTTCTGGATCAGCGCGTTGTACCGCGCGACATCCTTCTTCTTGAGGTAGTCGAGCAGCGAGCGGCGCTTGTTCACCATCGCCAGCAGGCCGCGGCGCGAGTGGTTGTCCTTGTGGTGCGCCTTGAAGTGCTCGGTCAGGTTCTTGATCCGCTCGGTGAGGATCGCGACCTGCACTTCGGGCGAGCCGGTGTCGCTGGCCTGGCGGGCGTTGTCCGAGATGATTTCCTGCTTCTTTTCGGCGGTCACCGACATAGTCTTACTCCGCGACATCTGAGAGGTTGAAGCCCCGGACGACACGGGCGTCGCCGCCCGCCAATTCCAACAGCGCGACCGGAATAGTCCCAAGTCTCGCCCAGTGGAGCCCGTCGTCGTGGGGCAGTCCGGTCAGAACACGGCCCTGTCGGACCGCCCTTGCCTGCTCCGGGTCGAGGTCGATGGCCGGGATGTCGTCCAGCCCCGCCTCCAGCGGCAAGAGTCTCTGTTCAAGGGGCGCGCCCTTACCGATTTCGTTCAACATGTCCAGCGAAATCGCGTGTTCGAGGGTGAACGGACCGGCCTGGACCCGGCGCAGCATGGTGACGGTGCCGCGCGTGCCGAGCGCCAGCGCGATGTCGCGCGCCAGGCTGCGGATATAGGTGCCCTTGGAGACTTTTGCCAGGAGGGTGAGGT